TCTGGATTTGGATCTTTACGATTCTTACGACGGAATGCTCTCTCCTCTTCATCCTTGGAGAGATTGCGCTTCATTTTGCTAGAACCGCACTTTGGTTTTGTTGTTTGTCCTGGTTGTCTGGCGCAGGGTTTGCCTGCATATTTGCCACCGAGTTGAACCCAACCAGGCTTGCCATCAGAAGACTTACTCTTGCTAAACCAGTCACGCAGAGAAGAATCACCACTTTTCGACTCACTCATCCCTCCGCCGTTACCATTACCATTTCCACCATTGCCATTACCATTTCCGTTACCATTAAGAGGTTTGTCAATGCCAACTTCTTCTGGTTCTTTTCCACTGCCAGAAAATCTTGCAGTCACCCTCATCCCCTTAGAAATGGGTTTGCATACTTTGTCAGTGTAGCAGTAATAATATCCTGCCTTACATTTGCCGCTTTTAGACATTCAACTGAGTGGATATTCTTTATTATTTATCAACCGTCAAGTGCCACAGTAAGTCCAAGAGACATACCTGGGAGTGATGTCCAAGAAGTGCCGTCATAAAACTCCATTTTCTTAGTGGTTAGATTGTATATCATTGCTCCTTCATTGAAAGTGGCAGCATCTCTATCTGTTGTTGTATATTGAGGCATATAGAATGCAGTTCCAACTGTTGCAATACCAGTTACATTCCAGTTTCTAGCATTTGCTTCATCATATGTGATATCCCCAGTAACACTTAAATTGCCAGTAAGAGTTAAATTAACTCCTGTACAGTTTTCCGCTAATTCATCTACATCTCCACCACCGACTGCTGTGCTAGCAATACCGACCCATTTAGAACCATTATAAATGAGAAGTTGTCCCTGACCAGTCGTTCGATCAAAGGTGACATCATCAAGGTCATGCATGACCCCAGCACCGCCTCCACCAATGGTGGCAATTTGCTGTTGGATTCTATTGATGAATGTTCTGTAATGATTTTGAAACTGCTCTAGAGTTATAAATTTCTGATCTAGAGGAGTTAATGGATCAGAGGAATTATTTGTTGATGGATCTCCAGGTAAATTTGGATTATCCTCAGTTAAAAGTTTTTGTTCGTTTATCTCTATGATAGTCTCTTCGAGATAATTAATTTTTTCGACTAACTCTTTATTCTTTTTCTCTAACTTATCTAACTGAAGTCTTTCAAGAACCTCTTTAATCTCTTCTCGAATGTTCTCAATGTGTTCATTCTGTTTTTTGATATGCTTCTCATTAACAGTAAGGTCCATCTCAAGACCTTTCATCTGCTCAGAGATGTTGTTTCTAAATTTACCTACTTCTGTTTTAAGACTAGCATGATATGTTTCATTAGAATTAATTAAAACACTTTGAATCTCTCTAAGATCTTCATGAACAGTCTCTTCTAAAAAATTAAATCTTTTATAATATTTTTCAATATCTTTGGAATAATTTTCTAATTTTTCATTCTCACTAATTTCTCTCTTCTTAAAATCTTTATAGAGATTCTGATATGTCTTAGAAATTGAATCGATCTCTTCTTTGTATTCATCAATTACTGCCTGTAGTTCTCCTATCTTCTCAGCAGTTTTTTCAGTTACATCTCCAGAAACAAAGTCAACTTTTTCTGATAGAGAGTTTACTTTTGCAAGAACTTCCTCTTCTAATTCCTTTACTTCTTGCTCGGACTTAAGTTTGGTTTCAATTAAAAGATTATTGTACTTTGGTATCTCAGTCTCTGTAAATACCTTTACCTTTGCATTGAGACTTTCAATAGTTTCTTTGTAAGAATCTATCGCATTTTTGATAGTCTCTTCAGTTTTTAATTCTGTTTCGGCAAAAAACTTTTTATACTTAGGAAGTTCTTCTTCTACTAAGTTATTTACATTTTTGTTGAGGTCCTTAGCAGTTTCTTTAAACTCCTCCCTAACAGTATTGATTGTATTCTGATTGAGAGACTCAACTTCAGATAAAGCAGTCGTAACTTCTTTGTTTACATCTGCTCTAATCGTATCTAAGTTTTCTTCTACCTTATCCTTAAATTGTCCAAATCTATCGTCAACTCTAACCTCAGACTCTGAGATTAATTTCTTGTACTTTGGTACATCAATGCTCAGAAATCCCTCAACAGAAGTTGACAGACCTTTAAAGTCTCTTTTGATCTGATCAACTGTTTCTCCGTTGATGGAAGAGATCTTAGATTCAATCTTTGTTATTGATTCTTCTACAAAAAGAAGTTGTGCCATCATGGCACTATCCAAATCTTCTTGCTTGAGTAAACTTTTTATTTCATCCTTGATAGTATCGACTTCACTAGATACGTTCTCTACCTTCTCTAAGTTTTCTCTGAAACTGTCAAAGGTAGAAGTGAAATCAGATAATGATTGAATATAATTTAAATTTACTTTGAACGCATCAAATGCTTCTGAAACCTGTTCAATCTTTTGTGGAGACGCAGCGATATACTCCTCTTTTACTTCATCAAGAGGAGTCTTTTTAGTATTTCCAAAAAAATCTGAAGGCTTCTTTAATGCCACTGTTAATATATCTCCTGTATTTTATTATTTATTGTCCTCTTTCAATCCATGTTTGAGCATTTTTGCTAGTTCTGCAGTAGATCCAACAAACAATGCATTATTGACAGTTGATGGTCCTTTAGACTGTTTCTCCTCTTCTACATCTTTAAGTTTTTTCTGCAGGTCTAATAATTTATCTGTTGCATCAGCAACATTCTTAATTAATTGTCCCGCAACTTCATATGCTCTAGGCATTTCGCTTTCTTGGGCAAGTTCAAGGACTCCATTCAGTGCCTCTTGACCTTTTTCAATTATACTATATAGATTCCCTCTGGTGTACTCATAATCCTTTTTTATATCATCTGAACTAGGTTTTACATTATCCAACTCTTTTTTAACAACTTCAGCCTTTACAATTTCGTCCGAAACATTAAAGGTGTCATTTAATTCGTCAAAGTTTTTAGTCATCAAATAAACCCACCATCAAATCCGAAGTTATCACCCGGTTCAATCAGAGCACTATCTACTCCGATTGTACCTACACTTGGCAGAGTTGTCTCTGTATAGTCAATTCCTTTGACTTCTGCACCAGCAACATGCTTCTCTGCTTTTGTATTATCTCTTCCTCTATCAACCGTAATTTTATTACCAGTTTTAGATCTAACAAATAATTCTTCATCTCCAATAAAGATGTACTTATCTGCTTTGATTCCAGTGGCATCTGCAACTTCAAAGGTTTTTGTTGTTGCTGTAATATCTGCTGCCAATGTAGTGACAACATTGTCTGTATAAGATTTGAGTGCTCTTGCGGTAGCAGAGTAAGTAACTTCTCTTCTTGTATTGGTAGTGTCTGTTCCCGTGAGGTAACTGACAGTGGACCTCTTGATAATATCCTTGGATGCAGACTTGGTAGGTCCGAACAGGTATGTCTTTGCAGTAAATCTTAAAGTATAATATAAAACTCTTCTGGTAGTAAAATCTCCTTCATAATCATCCTGCATTGTGATACTTTCTAACACAATTGGAACATCTCTCTTTTCTTTAATTTGATCAACTAATTCAATAGAAAGATTGTATGATGGTTGGAAATATGGTAAGATCTGTTCTACAATTTGAAGTGCATCATCATTGAGTTTAGTATAAACACTTAACTCAAATTGCATGTTGTAAGGAACTGGCATGTATGATTTACGGGTCTCAGTTCCATCATCTTTGTCTTTTGCGATAAATGTTTGAGTAGTAGTTACTTTTCTGCTGGGATCGTAAGTAAGTCCAGTAAACTCGAAAGACATTCTTGGCAATGTAATTGCCATGGGTTTATTCAGGTCTGGTGACTGCTCAATTCTTGCTAAGAACTTTTGAGTAGGACCATATGCCAAAGGAATTCTTACAACAGAACCTTCTTGCTGGATCTCCATAGCATTAAACAGAGTTCCAAAACCGATAATGGTTTTTCTCAGAATCTCGTTGTAAAAATATTCAAACATGATTAAACTTTAGATTATTACCTGCAGTAAAACTATTTAGGGTATTCCAAAAGGATTCTGCTCGCTGAAGTCTAATATTGCATCAGCAGAAGTTTCAATATCAAAGTTATCTGCAAATGGATCATTATTAATAGTTTTGTTAATCAATCTCAGAACTCTAGTAGCACCAGATATTGACCCAGTTAAAGTTTCTCCTGCAGAGAAACTTCCAGAAACATTTGCAACTTCAAGAACATTCGTATCAGCATCCCAAGATCTAACCCTTGCAGTCGTATTGCTGGTAGAACCAGTTACTATCTCATTAAATGCAAAGTTGCCTGTATTTGTTCCTGAGATAGGCGCAGCAATAGAAACTGTAGGTGCGACAGAATATCCAGCACCAGTATTTGTCAAATAAATGTTCGTTACCTCTCCTGCAGCATTTATCACAGAAACTGCAGATGCACTAGCAGTGGTTACTCCTGCTTTAAATATTTCATTCGTGAATGTAATGACTGGTTTATCAATATACCCCCCACCAGCACTTGTAACTGTAACCACACCAACTGCATCGTCTGCAAGAACAGTTGTTGCAGCTGCACCAGTACCTGTTCCATCAGTGGTTCTAAAGGTCACTGAAGGTGCTACAGTGTATCCAAAACCAGGATTAGCGACATCAACTCGCTGAACAGATTGAAGTCTTGGATTTGCATTAAGATTGCAAACATTAATGCCACCAATCATTGTTGCAATTCCGACTGCAGTTAGTCCTCCCGCTGGAGCAGTAGATACTTCAACCGTAGGAACCATTCCATATCCACCGCCTCTATTAGTTACGGTAAATGACTGTACAGCACCATCGACTAGTCCTGTAGTAGCAGTTGCTTGAACTGCAGTTCCAACCATCGTAAGGGTTTGGGTGATTCCCTGAATTGTGCTGATACCGTCATCGGTCGTTCCATCAGTTTCATCACCTAGCAATTCGTTATCAATATCTTCAATTCCCGTTGCAATGACCTCATCCTGATACTGGAAGAGTTCGCAATACAGTTCATAAACATAAAGGTTTTGCAACTGATAATATGGTTTCGCATACTCAATATCTTTAATTTCATAAAGACGATCATCAAGTGGAAACCAGATTAAATCTCCACCTTTTGGTCTGGTTGATAATTTGATATTTGATTGTCCTTGAATCAGAGGCGTGATATAGTTTTCGTATCTTTCTCTAGAGATAATAAGTCTTACCTCATCTTTTGATTCAATACCAAATTTCGAGAGTACATCTCCTGCTCCAGAATACGCATCATAATTATCAACATATGCCTCAATAGGTAGAGCACTGTCAAACTTAGACTGGACGACTTCTCTAATGACAGTCTTCTCTGTCATATACTTTCTTGGGATGTAGTATATGTCTACACCATACATCCTCAACTGTTCGTTGATCAGATCCTGAACAAGATTCTGTTCAGAAGAAGTACCTTGAGTGAAGAAAGGATTTAAAACCATCAGCCTATCATGTCAAGTGGGGGCAGTTCATAGGTACTCGACATTACCTCTCTAATCTTATCTAGTTCCTTTTCTGCGTCATCGTATATTTGTCTACCATTCAGTTCTATGCCACCTGGAAGTTTAACTCCCTGGAACTTAATTAGATTCTGTCCCCATTGTCTTTTAATCAGTGCTGTCAAATAACGCTTCAGGAAACTATCATTATAAACTCTTGGGTGATCATTTGGATTGAGTAGTCTATAGCAGTCAATGACTATGTAATCATCTACACTAACGCTTGACCAGTCAATATCCAAGTAAAGTCTATCTGATCTAATATTAAATCTGATCTGTTTCTGTGTTGTCAATGCAAAGTCGATATCCTCAAGATATCTCTTGGTCATTGCATAAGTTAAAATTTCTGTTGATCCAAAGTAGTAAATATCATTCAGGAACAACTGATACTTAATACTGAACATATTGTTGGTGGTTGTATTAGAACCATCAAAGTGAAATACTTTTGTTACCCCTAAAACTTCTGGAGGAACTTGTAAATAGTTGCTGTTTTCCTCAAACTGGAAGGACACAGACTGACCATCAATCGTAGAACTTGCGGTTGTAGTTACAATACCGATAGGATTGCTTCCGCCTCTACCTCTTCCCCTATCGATGTCTGCTTGAGTAATCTTATACTTCAAGAATGCATTTGTTGTGCCGTCATAGTCGCGTTCCTGGAATACCTGGAGGGCATCATCAACCAAATCATCAATCTGCTCATCGGCAACATTAATCTCCAATACAGGAGCACCTAACTGCCTCTTACAGTACGCAACTAATTCTGATCTACTTGCTGGTTGAGCCATTTATTCACCAGTTTCCTATGTGTATTTATGGTGCCGCTGATACTGCGGGAACCACCATTATATTGCCATTTGCAATGGTATATAAAGTCGATCCACTACTAACTATCACATCAAACATATATCTCCCCTGTTCAAGACTTCTAGTCGAAGTAGAACCTAAAGAAATTTTTATTTTACCTTCTACAGCACTAGTGATTCCAACAGTAAATGCAGTTGTAATTCCAAGAGTTGCTCCAACGGCAACACTTTTAGATATCGCAGCAGATCCAGAATAATTGGTTAAATCAAACGCAGTATTAGCGTTATTGGTTACATTAAATGTGGTTTCAAAGTCTGATCCCCCATAAATCGTCAAATTGACGCCATAAGGAACCCCAGAAGATGGATCGAAAGTGATATTTTTAGATGGCATCTGGTTATCCTATGATTGCGATTGTTTCTTGCTGTTTATAATATAGTTTCGCAAAAGACTTTGCTATATTCTTTAGCATGTCGCGGTCATCACAACTATCTATCTCAGAAGCAATCTTCTGATACGCAAAAGACTTTTCTAAACCTTTAATTTCGATATCATTTGGGTCCATTGATTAACTCCTTTAGTAGTGACTTGATTTCATTAAGTTCATCCTTTACATTAGCAAGATCTTGCTCCATTGTCTGTACTTTTTGATTCTTTTCACTTTTAGCATTTCTGCTGGCAATGTATTGATCATATGATACATTATTTACATTGACTATACTATTAGTCTCAGGATCTCTTGCGAGATCCTTATGACCTTTCTGTGTATAAGTTTCCATATTATGCGAGAGCAATCACTCTA